AGACACCATAATCTATGTTGCCTATTATAAACCCATCTATGACAGGTTCTAGCGTTGTAAACACCACTTTGAAGCTATTAGGTGTGATGGTGTTGGCTACGCCAAATATCTGCAAGGTTTTCTCCAGCTTAGACCCACCAGGCTGGGTGGTAATTACTGTGATCGGATCAAAGAAATCTAGGTCTAGGGCAGCAATTATGCCTGTATCGTAGTTAGGGGTGTATAGGTCTAGCTCGATGGCATCGCATCGGATGGTTGTCTCAGCTCTGCTGGCGACATAAGCCCTGGCGTAATCTAGGGCTACGGCATCGGTCTGCATTAGCAGATCTTGTAGGTTATAGCTGTGTATAAAATACTTGTCAATAGATGGCTGATTGATGGCTGTTTGTGCTGAGCCGCCTGATCTGCTGATCTGGGCTGAATTGAATATAAGGGTGTCATCTAGTTTCCATACAGCATTGGCGTATTGGATACCAGTGCCATCATCTGCAAATAGGGTAGGGGTAGCACCTATTGATGCAGTAGCGGTAAGGCGATCCTTAAATACAAACTCTCCATTGGAGTCAACATATACAGAGCCGTACTCTGAATTAGCGACAGTCTCCATAGCACCGAGAGATGTGCGTGCTGTGCCAGGGTCGGCCTGTAAAGTAGTTTGCCCTGCATCTATTAAACGCATTGATGATGGCCAAGCGATCTCATCTAATATCTGGTTAATACGTGTGCCTGATAAGTCTCCAGCGGTAGCGCCTGCGACTGTGCTTATCTGTGCATTTTGTGCAAGCCTCATAGCATCTACAGCTGTGATAGTTGTATAGGCAACCTCTGTAGCATCTTTAGGTTGCTGGTTAACATAAGATGTAATAAAGCCTGAGAAGATAGGATAGGTAGTACCACTATATGTAGCGGTTATTTGAACTTTCTTCATAGGCGTTAATAACCCAAAGTAAGGCCCAGTTGGATTGGTAGGATTAAAGTCGCCATTCTGATCTACGATGCGTAAAGTTAATTGGCCTGTAATAAATCTATCTGCCGTAGGGTTACGACCTATTTTAGTCTGAACATAATTGATTCGATCAGATACATCGACAATTACGGCTGCGGCATCGGCTAATACGTTAGTGCCCAATATGCCTGAATCGATTAGGAATGCCTGAGCGAATGCTGGTCCAGTGCTAAAGTTAATTACTGCATTTATGACAGGCACGGTCATTATTGAATAAACCCTGCTGGTGCTAGATCTCCATTTTGCTTATAGATTTTTAATAATAGATCTTGCATAGTTATTTCAAATTCTTGTAGAGAGGTTAGGCTGCCTTCTACGTTTACGTTAATTACAGGGGCAGCGGTGGTTGTCGGCACACCAGATGGCATAGCACTTGATGGTATGTAAGTATCGCCTCTATCGAATGTAGCAGCACCAGCCTGCACTCTTTCTAATAATTTAGGTAAACTTTCTTTTAATGAGTCTAAGGTGCCGCCCACGCTTTTTAAAACTATAGCGGTATCTGCTGGGTTTGGCGCTGTAACAGTTGTGCCAGCTTTAATTTGTTTATCTTGCAAAGCCGCTAAGTCGTTGAGATATTTTGTTATATCAGCCTTGCTAGAATTTAAAGACAATACAGCCCCACCAAATGCTGAGGCTAAATCAGTAGCACTTTTAGCTGCGCTTAACTCTGCATTGTATTTTTTGGCCAAAGCCTCGTTATTGTCTAGGATGGCTAACTTAGCCTGTATGCGCAGTTTAGTCTCAGCATCGGTAGCCTCGCCTAGCGCCTTCATTAAGGCTATGCGCTCAACGTTAAACTTTTCTTCTAATTTATCTACCTCAGACTTAGCCTTCATCTTGTTAATTTCGTCTTGGCGTAGTTTGTTAGAAGTTTTTAGCCTAGTAATTTCTTTAACACGCTCTATATCTTTAGTGGCGCTAGAGCCAAGTCCATAAGTAAAGTTAGAAGTAGGTTTTGTTCTTTCTGTTTCTCCAAGTTGTTTTAAAATTGTTGCTAGAGGGCCATACAACATTTTTATTGATATGTCTTTTAATCCTAAAGATTCTAGCAAGCCTGTAAATTTACTTATTAACAAACCTATGCCCACAGTTATATCAGCAATATCTGTTGCTAATTCTGTCATAGCGTTGCTTACATTTTCGATATTTTTGTCTTTGCCTAATAATGCCAAAGAATCTAACAAGCCTTTGCCAATAATTTCACTTGCATCCGCAGCTGCGACTTTAAGTAAATCCATTTTGCCAGCATAAGTATCTAACCTGGCTGCCGCTTGCCCAGCAAATTTTTGATTTAACTCAGCAAGGATATCTTCCATCTTGCCAGCCTTTAAAGTGGCCTTACTAATGCCTGCGCCTAATCTACTCAATCCTGTTGTGTTGCCTGAGTATCCACGTGTTAATGCAGCGCTTACCTCGGTTACAGATTTACCAGTAGCAGCGCTAATGTTAAGAGCTGTATTTAATGCTTCTTGGCTTTTAGATACAGAGCCCGTAACTGTCAATAATTGCTGGAATGCTGGGCGTAATTGGTCATCTAGTACGCCTGTGGTGCGCTGTAAATTGCTTATGTAATTCTCTACTTCGGGCGCTGCAAACGCAAACCCTGTATTACGTAATTGTATCTCTAGGGCTTTGGCTGCCTTTTCATCTTCTGCAAACGCTTGCACAGCCTTCTTGCTGTAGTTAAGTAATGCGGTGGCGCTAAATACGCCAGCAAATACTTTGCCAAAACTCTTAACCTGTTTCTCAAATGCCGATACTTCTTTCTTGCCTTTTTTTAATCCTTTATTGTCAAAGGTGCTGACTGCGCTGACAATTAAATTAGCCACTATGCTGCCTTACCTAATTCTGTTTTTTTATTAAAATCCGTTGCAACTGTATTTATAGCAGAGACTACGGCAGGAATAACCTTGTTAGATTTTTCAAACCACGCTCTGTAAATTAATCGACCTCGCTGTTTGCCTTCGCCTTTCATTTGGCTGATTGATTCAGCAGATTCTATAAACTGGATGCCAGCATTAGGGTTAAGACTTTCAGAGTCAGATGAGCCTCTGCGGTTTTTACGGCCAGCAGTTTCAAAAATTGCGCCAGGTGCAGATATATTGGCTACATAAAATGCAGCAGCAAAACCACTGCGATTGCGCCTATTTGTACCAGCATTGTATTTAATTAGAGATCTTGCTAAAGAATAATCGTATGCTGGAAATGCTCTAAATTTAATTGTTTCAGCTGAGGCAGTGCCCTTACCCCAGCCGCTTAATACCTCATTTTGGCGTGGTAAATAACCACGTGCTGTATCTCGGACAGTAAGCATCGCTGTTTTAATATCTTTAGCCATTTGCTTATTAAGCTCTGGCTCTACTTCTCTCATAGCCTTCTGGAGTTGCTTAACGCCGTTTACTACGACTGGCATTTCGGATCTCCTTAGCTCTGTCGGTTAGCACCTGTATAATTGCGGCATACATTTCGCTATCCATATCAATAAACTCTCTAGGCGGTATCCCAGTCTCTACGCTTAGCTGTGCGATGCTGTAAAGAACTGAAGACCGCTCAGTTATTTTTTTTCTTCGTCTAATACCTCAACAGTGTCTAAACTGTCAATAAACTCAACGCCCCACAAAGGTATTTGAGCGCCAGCCCTGCGTAAGCATTCATAAGCAAGCCAGAAAATCTCTGTTTGCCTTTCGTGCTCACGCAAGACTTTGCTAATACCTGAGCCGTACTTCAATTCGAAAGCGTACTCGACACCTGGTGTTATCTTGTGCTCTGATACTTCACCATTAGCCCTTGTTATCTTTAGCTTTGCCATTGTTACTCCTTAATTAAAATGGTACCGATGATGACACTGTTATTGCGGAGTTTACTGTAAAGGTGATAGATGAGGTAGCAACCTCGGCTACGCCACCCTGACCGATTGGGGTCAAGTTGTTTACAAGTACAGAGAATTGGTAAGTAGGGTTTGTGGCTCCTACAGCTGTGCCTTTAACAGTGATTACTGATACTGCTAAGGTTTTGCCAAAGGCTGCGCTCAATGTCTCGTTGACCTGAGATGCTGCCCAGTCGTTGATAAAGTCAATAGTGAATGTGCCTGATTGTAGACCAGCAACAAACTTGTGCGCTGTGTCACCCATAGCGGTTACTTCTAACTCATCCACGATCTGGTTAATTACGGCATTAGTTACGTATGAGCTAATGTCGATGGATGGTGTAGATGGCGCAGCATTGGTAGCCAACTTCACGCCTACGTTATTGTTAAGATATATGGCCAAGGTTTATTCCTCATCTTTCTTAGTTTGTGCAGTTGGTTTTGGTGCGCTTGCAATTTGGCCTGTCTTTTTCAAGAAGGCTAAATCTTCTTCGTGTGTGCTCATTTTAACTCCAGCTCGTTAGGATTGATACTGTTATTTCCGATGTTAATAAATCTCCACTAGCTGCATTAGTTATAGCTGGAGCGGAGACACTTGATATGTTGTAAACCAGGGTAGATGCCGCTAGTTTAGTTACTACTGCCACAATAAAATTCTCTATGCCTAATAGGTTGCCTTGATTGTCAAATGCAGGCGTGGTTACTAAAATCTTAAAATTAGCCAAGGGTGCAATGGCTGTCTGGCTGTTATTGCTTGGCACGATGTAAGGATCGCTAGGGGTTACTACAACGCTATTAGCAAGCAAGGTTGCAGGTGGGAATGAAAAGGTTGACCATACGCCATTGTTTGTAAGGGCGGTTGCTAGTGTGCCACGTAGGGTGGAGATCGCTGCCATTAGCCCACCAGTGATGCTGGACTTGAATACGGCTGGATGAGACCACGCACTCGGTTAATCAGCTGATAACCCATCCGATAGGGGCTGGC